AATCATTAAGAGTACGTACAAGCGAATTCATTAGTTCACGAGCTACATCGAGATTGTGATCTATACCTTTATTCGTCGTTTTGACTTTAGGTTTGAATTCTAGTATTTTACCCACACTTTATTCGCCCTGAATCTTTTTCAGTTGCTCTTTAAGTTCTTTGTACTCAGGCTTGTCAGTATGACCTTGCTTTTCCATACGGGTAAGAACTTCTTTAAGAATTGCCGCTAGGCCTTCCATATTTTCCATCAGTCTTCCTCTAAGTTATCGGATCAACAACCGTTGTCTCCGTCGCTATATCTTTCTCTCATTCTTTCTTGATAATCCATCTCATCAAGAGCATTAAGTCTATCGGCAGCCTTGCGAATATCTGCAGCAAGTGCACCGCTACCGTAAGAACGTTCAACCCATCGTGTAATGTTGTGCAGCGATATCACTGCTTCTTCAATTACCACTAGGCAACCTCCCATTCCTCATATTCGATCATAGCGTCAATACGCTTGACCATTTCTTTACCATAATCCGTGAACAGGATTCCTTTATTATATATAAAGTGTTCAACGTCCTGAACTGAGTAGAACTCCTCGTCCTGAACAAGCCACCGAAGAGCGGTTTCTTCGTCACCTGCACCCAACTCGATGGTCTTTTGAACCAACGCCTTGAACTCAGTTAGGTCCTCGGCTTCCCTTGCCTTTTCATACTCGTATTGAGCATCTGCAGCAGCAAACACTGAGTCTGCCTCTGCTTCCAATTCAGCCATCGTCATAGACTCAAAATCCAAATGACGAGGGCGGTAACCATACGCATCTTTATATGCGTCCCAAATAGAAGAGATCAATTGATCACGTTCGAAATCTTCGACCGTCACAATACCCATACTTGCCCAATGATCCATATCAGTGGTGTACATACCAGTCCAACGGTTAGTTGGATCCTCATCAATCCATGCCTGCTTTTCAGCGTTAAGGGATTCAAGGTGAGCAAGTAAAGTTTTCATAATTAAGCCTCCACAGCAAACAGTTTAGACATACCTTCAAACACAACGTTATATGCGTTTACTTCGTATTCCCAAGTATCAAAGAACTCATCATCATCTTGGTCATCAGATGCGATGTAATCAGACCAAAGGCGATCCATTGATTTCATACCTTCAAGAAGATCTCCGCCGGCGCGGTTGCTGATGATACGAGCTGCTTCGTCAAAAGACATATTTTCAATTTCGTTGAATGGTGGGATTCTAAACATGATTTCGTTTCCTTTTTCCATTTGATAAATCTATTATATCCAAACAAACCGGATATGTAAATAGCTAGAGTGAAAAAAGTTCAAATTATTTTTCTGTTTAAAATCAATAGCTTAGAACACCATCACCTGTAACCTATTGATTTTATTAACTATTTTAATTTTTTATGGTAAACCCATTTTCCATAAATTTTGTTTATAGTGCAGGAAAATGGTGATAATCTTAAAAATAACTGAAGAAAAGTGTAGTGATCTGTTCGTTCTGTGAGATACCATAGCCAGTGACTGCAGCCATGAACAGATTCGTAATGATTAGCGATTTCTCCTTCATCAGGATACTCGCCCAGGTCCATATCAGACCACCAACAAACAAAGCGGCAGGACCGAAGACCCAGCCAGTCGCATTAAGGTAACCTGCCACGATCAACACGGCCGTAGCAGTCCATTTCAAATAACTTAACATAATATAACTCCATTCAATAGCTATATTATATCACAAAGTTTCGGAAATGTAAATAGTTAATCTAGGGGAATGTTTTTGACGTGATTACGATGGATCTTGACTTGAATGATCCCGTTGTAATATTCGTCTGGTTTGAGTAACACTTGACGGTCCATCTGTTCCTTTAATTCCATATAGGACATTTCGCCTTTAGTCTTGCAGAGATGGAGAATCTCACGATGGAATCGCGATTCGCCGTGTTCTTCTAAGAGTGATTTGATCTCGTCGTTAGATCCATAATACTTTTGCCAATCGCTTTCAACGATCTTAGTACGACGACGAGTCTTTCCTTTAAGAGGTGGAAGCCTACGCTTGGATTGAAGAGTTTTCTTTCCAACGTATTTCATTCCATTCGACAGGTCGGTGATTACATAGACGAAGCCTGCATAATCACCGATGTCTTCTGATGTAAATTCTTTATCTTTATAATACCACATATAGTATATATTATGGCATTAATCGAAGTCTAACTCCTCAATGATTTCGTTACCGCAGTGTGGACAATAGCGAGGAGTTGCCTCGTCATCGTCAAAACAGATATGGAATTCGATACCACAAGAAGCGCATTCTACCTCGAACTCCTCGGCCATCATAGTGTAAGCTCCTTCGAAAGAATGTAACTTTCAAGTTCAGTATAACCACCGATATGGCCAACGCCTACTTCAGAGATCTGAGGAAACGTTTTAGCTCCTGGAAACATCTCCATTAAGTCTGGAATCTCAAAGTCAACGCCTAACTTGTTAACTTTGTATTCGTAACCTTTCATTTCTAGTAATGCCTTTGCCTTTTCGCAGTAGGCGCAATTGTCTTTTGAGTAAACAACGATCATAGTGATAATCCTTTTAGTGTGTCCTCGGTAACGTCTTGCTTAACGCCACCTGTAACGTAAGATGTAATTTCTGTTTCTTGTGGTGCAACTTGTACATTGCCACCTCCAATCCATTTCTCGGTCCAAGGTAATGGATTAGCTTGAGATACGGTATATGGAGAATGGTAGCCAAGTGTACGCATACGCTTAGTGCCAATCCATTCAACATAGTCGGCCAATAACTTTTCATTCAGACCAATCATTGAGCCGTTTTGGAATAAGTAGTGAGCCCATTGCTTTTCTTGTTCAATAGCTGACAAGAACATCTGTGTTACTTCGCTTTCGCATTCAGAACGAATCTCAGCAAAGTCAGGATCTTCTTTAGGAAGATTCTTTAGGATATTCTGAGTCGCGGCAAGGTGAACATTCTCGTCTCGAGCAATAAACTTGATGATCTTAGCGTTGCCTTCCATCTTCTTCAATTCAGCGAATGCCCAAGAGCACGCAAACGAAACATAGAAGCGAACACCTTCGAGAATGTTAACGCTGTTTAGAGTCAGCCATAGTTTCTTTTTAAGTTCTTTCTTATTGATGTTAACAAAGTCACGCTGACCTGATACTTTATTCTCAATAGCATAACGACCCTCACCAACGAGTTCGTACCACTTTGAGTATTCAATAAAGTCGTCATAGTAACGTGAGATGTCATCAGCACAAGCTAGAATCTCAGGGATGTCAAGCATCTCGTCAAACACTTTACTTGGATTACTATATACGTTACGAATGATATGCGTATACGAACGGCTGTGAATAGTCTCAAAGAAAGACCATGTCTCAACCATTGTCTCAAGCTCAGGGATTGACACGTGTGGCAAGAATGCTAGGTTAGGAGAACGGCCCTGAACTGAATCCAATAGAATCTGACGTTTCAGATTACTCGTAAAGATATGTTGTTCATTAGGTGTTAATTTGCCAAAGTCTATCTTGTCCTTTGTTACGTCCACTTCTTGTGGTAACCAAAAGAATCCTAACATCTTTTCCGTCAGCTTATCAATCGACGGATACTTCATTTGATCATAACGTGCTACATCTACTGCTTCATCGAAAAACATATTCGATTCTAGGTGCGACTTTTCTTTCCGCGCAAATACACCCATGTCTTCTCCTTCTCATTTCAAATTGTTTTGTAAATTATATATCATTATTAAGTTCTTACAATCACGGTTCGTGTATTATATTTTACCGTCATCATAATCTTTTACATTAGATAGTACAGCTATCACAGTGATCTTCATCATCGACCATACCGCTTGGCAAGTCAGGTTGGTCTTCAACTTCACCAGATCCATCATGAGTGTTGTTATAGTACAGGTTCTTACCGCCGTACTTGTAGAAGGTAACGATGTCTTTAATCAATTGAGACATTGGAACTTTATTATCTTCGAAGTGTTCAGGGTTATAACTAGTGTTAACCGAGATAGCTTGGTCGATATACTTCTGCAGTACTGCACAAACTTGTAGATAACCTTCAGGTGTCTTTTGATCCCAAAGCAAATCGTACTTATTTTTCAGATGATGGTATCCAGGTACGACTTGAGCCATAACACCATCTTTAGACTGTTTGTAAGATACAAGAGCGCGAGGAGGCTCAATCCCGTTAGTGCTGTTACTTATCTGTGCTGAAGTGTTATGTGATATACAACCATTCGACAGAGAATATCTTTCAGTGTCTGTTGAAATATCCCAAGTATGTTCTTTAGCTACATTCCTTTTAATAGATTTAATTTTCATATAATTCCTCAATACTAATACTACACTTATTTTGTTTCTTTACATTCTTTTCCCAAGGTATAAATTCTAAATTCTTTATAGATCCTATAAGCTCAGGCGGAACGCCATTGATATAACCTTGATTTATTGAATACTTGTGGTCAAGATGATATGATCCTTCGGTTCCAGCTAACCCACGTCTATCATGGTTTTCTAAAATGGTAAGGTCGTTCTTATTAGTTTCTTGCCAAAC